GCGCGTCGGGGGCAAAGGTGAAGCCCTCGGTCCGGACGGTTTCCGCGCCTGTCGCGTCGATCAACGTGATCTCACCCACGGCAGACAGCGGGGCCACCGGCACCGGTTGCCGCGCAGGATCGCGCCAGGCCGTCACGGTCCACGCGAAATCGCGTTCGATCAGGATCTTGCCGGTGCGGGCCTCGATGGCGGCCAAGGCGGCGCGCAGATAGGTTTCCAGCAGGTGATCCTGCAAATCGTCATCGGCAAAGCCGCTGCCCAGACGCAGATGCTCGCGGAATGCGGCAAGCGGCAGGGCCTCCTGCGCCACGGCGGTAAGTTCGACAAGGTTCATGGGCAGGGCCTCTTGGCGGGTGTTTCAATCAATCGGATGGGTCCGGGCGGTGCCCTGTCCGGCCTGCCCGCCACTTGGGCGGAGGGAGGGCTGGACAGCGGACAAACGGGTGAACAAGGTCACCGCCCGGGATCAGGTCCGCCCTATGCCGGGGGCGAACCCGAAGCGGTTCAGGCCCGGATCAGGCGGTGCCGAACTTCAGCAGCTTGATCGCCTTGTAGTCAGAGACACCGCCGCCGACGCGCTTGGTGGCGTAGAACAGAACGTGCGGCTTGGCCGAGAAGGGATCACGCAGGACGCGCAGGTCCGGGCGTTCGGCAATCGTATAGCCCGCGCCGAAATTGCCGAAAGCCACGGCAAAGGCGTTCGCCCCGATTTCGGGCATGTCCTCGGCCACCAGAACGGGGTAGCCCAACAGGCGTGCAGGCTCGCCCGCTGCCAGACCGTCGGACCACAGGAACCGTCCGTCAGCGTCCTTGAGCTTGCGCAGCTGGCCTGCGGTGCGCGAATTCATCACGAACGACGCCCCCGCCCGGTATTGCGCCCCCAGCGAATAAACGAGATCGATGATCGCATCCGCATTGCCAAAACCCGTCTCGTCGCCCGTCACGCTGTAGCCCAGCGACCCCCACGCCCAGCTGTCGTTCGCCACTGTCGGATAGGTCATCAACCCGCGCGGCTTGTCGACACCGTCACCGCTGATGAATGCCGCAGCCTCGGACCGGGCGAACTTGTCCGCGATCCGCTGAGCAAGCCAGCCTTCGATATCAAAGGCGCTGTCGTCCAGCAGGCGCTGGCTGGCCTTGGGCAGCGCGGACAATTCGTGCAGCGGGATCGTGATGCGGTCGATCACGGGGCTGTCGGTCTCGGGCACGGACCCGGTTTCGGTGGCCCAGCCCGCACCGATATCGGCATGATCGACCAGCACGTCGAAAGAGGTCGCATCGACCGTCACGACACTGGCCACGGCCCGCAACGACGCGGTCGACGACAGGGTGGACTTGATCGTCTCGGCGGTCTGTGGGTCAACCAGATAGCCACCGTCGGCAGCGACAGCCGTGGTCATGCCCTTGGACTCGACCTCGACACCGCGCAGGGCGTCATCATCGCCAGACCGCAGGTAGGCGGCAAAGGCTTTCTGGTGCGGCGCCTCTTCGGTGGCGGCCCGGGCCAAGGCGGGGCGCTGGGCCAGAATGGATTTGCGGTCCAGCTTGTTCATACGGTCTTCCTGACGTTGCAAGGTGGCGTGAATGCCGGTTGAGAAGGTCTTGAAATCCTGCACGAAACCGCCAATCGGGGTGCGCAGGTCCTCGGCCGGAGACAAAGCCTCTCCGGTCCGAGACGGCGTCTCGGGTTTGCTCATGGTCTGTCCTTTGGTTGTGGGTCAGGGATCGGGGAAAAGGGTTTCGCGGGCCTGATCGAACAGCAGCGCCAGCTCGTGCAGCGTCGCATCCTCGGGCGCGTCGGCCTTGGCCGCGACACGGGCGTCGGGCAGCATCGGGAAGGTCACCAGCGAGACCTCCCACAGTTCAAGCTCTGACAGCACCCGCCCGCCGCGCTCGCCTTTCTGGGCCTTGACCGTGCGGTATCCGATGGACAGCCCGTCAATGGCTCCCGCACCAATCAGGGCCGCCGCCTCGCGCCCGCGATCGACGTCTGTCAGGATGCGACCCTTGACGAACAGCCCGCGCCTGTCCTCGCGCACCTCCTCCCAAACGCCGATGGGCTGGCACGGATCATGCTGCCACAGCATCTTGACCTTGCTGTTCGCAAGCGCGAGCCGGGCCAGAGACGCTGCATAGGCCCCCGCTGTCACCGTATCGCCACCCTGATCGGCCTGCCCGAAAAGCGACGCATAGCCGCTGATCTGCGTGCCGTCGGTCACTGTCAGTTCGGTGCCAAGCGGCAGGTATTTCGTCTCTAACGTCATGGGGTATCCTTCAGACGGCGGTGGAAAGGGTGATGACGCGCAGGGCAACCAGCGCTGCCACGGCGCACAGAACCAGCCAGATCTGCCATTCCAGCCGCATCAGGTAGGTTTCGATCTGGTTCAGGCGCAGGTCCACCTGCGCGACCCAGAAATCAGCGGGCGGGACACGGGGTCGGCGCCCGTCCAGTCCGACCACCTTGGATTTCTCAGTCATGGCCGACCTCGCAGGACGGCAGACCCAGCAGGCTGCGCTTTTCGGCCTCGGTCAGAAAGGTCGCGTCGGCCACGCGGCGCCACTGGGCATCCCGTTCCGCCGACAGCGCCGGAATCTGGTCAAGGTCGGGCCGCAGGTCCAGCGCCTCGCCGCTGAAATCGTTCAGCCATTCCGCCAAGGTGGACAGAACGCGGCTGGCCAGCGGCAAGACCGTCAGGCGATAAAACGCCCGGTTCGCCTCCTGATAATTGGCATAGGTGGCGTCACCGGGGATGCCCAGCATCATCGGCGGCACGCCAAAGGCGGTTGCGATCTCGCGCGCGGCGGCCTCCTTGGTCTGGCGGAATTCCATGTCCGAAGGCGAAAAGCCCATCGGCTTCCAGTCCAGCCCGCCTTCCAGCAACATCGGACGGCCCGCGTTGCGCGCACCCTGATGCTGGCTTTCCATTTCGCTGGTCAGCCGGTCGTATTGATCCTGGCTCAGGTGCCCCTGCCCGTCGGTCCCCCGATAAACGATGGCCCCTGATGGTCGTGCCGCATTGTCCAGCAGCGCCTTGGACCAACGCGATGCCGCGTTGTGCACGTCGAGTGCGGTCGCAGCCGCCTGCATGGGGGAAAGGCCGTAGTGGTCGTCCTGTGGGTGAAATGTCTTCAGGTGACAGATCGGGCTGGGGCCATCGCCCACGTTGTAGCGGTGCTTTTTCGCGCCCACCGCGTATTCCCAACCCGCAGGCCAGCCGTCCGGCCCGGGCACGACCCGCATCCGATCGGACCGCAGCACGTGCAGTTCCACCGGCAGATCGCCTTCGCCCACCGCCTCGACATAGGCGTCGCCCGACAACAGAAGTTGCGCGTAGAGCGCTTCGAGAAGTTCCGCACGTCCCTGCCCTGCATTGGGCCGCGCCAGCAGATCCGCGACGGGATGGATTTCATAGCGGCGCAGACGGTCCTGCATGGTCAGCGGCAAGGCTGCCGCCGCCTCGGCGATCAGCTTGACCGAACGGTAGCCGACCGGATTCGCTGTGAAACCGGTGCGCGTCAGCGATGCCGTGTCACGCGGGCTCCAGGCGACGCGGCCCTGCGTTGCGAAGGCCACCACACGACCCGAGGCCGATGCTTTCGTTTCGGGTGTTACCGCCGATCCTGCCGGGGTCTGACGCTTGAGAAATTCGAACATGCTGTCTCCTTGATCGCGCTGGCCGGATGGCGCTGTGTCTGACCTGAGCTCAATCTGACGCAATGGTGTTAAATCATTGCGGGACCACCGTGCGGTGGTCCCTGTCCGTCTCACAACGACCGCATCCGTGGGCGCACGAAATCCGCCGCAGGCAGGATCATCGCCTGATGCAGCGCCCAGACCAGTGCATCGACGCGGTCCGGCGATCCGTCACCTTCAAAACCACGGGCGGTCATCAGGCCCATCTCGTCCTCCAGCAGCTCCAGCCCGCGCAGGTGGCTGACACGGCCCTGCTCGTACAGCGCGGCCACCGGTTCGGCGCGGGCGGACTTGCCCTTGCTGGCCCGCACCGCGCGGTACGAGATCAGCGGCTCGAACGACCGGATGATCTGTTCCACCATCTCGCCCCCCTGATTGACCTCTGCCACCAGACGGTCCGCGCCGTGGCGGTGATAGGCGGCAATCGCCGCCTGCGCCCAGACCCCGGGAGACGCGGCGCTGACCGTCGCATCCTCGATCACATAGGCGCGCCATGTCTCGGGCGGGCCGGTCTGGGTAACGCCGACTGTGACGATCCCGCAGGCGTCCGACCGCTTGTGCCCCGTGACCGGCGGATCAACCGCGACCAGCACGCGGTCCAGCGCAGGGGCGTGGTCGACCAGCGCCTGCGCCAGCATCTCGGTCGTCCAAAGCGCCCCTTCGACATCTGCCAGCAACACCCCGTCCAGCTCCTGCCGGCCCATGCGCGACCCGGCAAAGGTCGCCGTCATCGCATCCAGAAAGGCAGGTGCGAGATTGGCGGCGTTGTCGAAGGTCGTGGCATGGGTCGTGACCGTATCGGGCCTGTCCAGCAAGCGCCGCAGTACGGGCACGTTCTTGGGCGTCGTGGTGACGCAGGCACGCGGGCTCTGGCCCAGTCGCAGCGCAAACTGCAGCATGTCCCACGTATCCTGCGCCTTGGGCCATTTCGCCAGCTCGTCCACCCAGGCCGCATCGAACTGCGGCCCGCGCAGCCCTTCGGGATCGCGGCTGGTGAAGACATGCGCCTCGGCCCCGTTCGGCCACTTCAGCAGCTTGCGGCTGGGCAGCCAGTCCGGCCGCTGCGACGGATGCGAAACACGCAACAGCCCGCTTTCACCCTCGATCATCACATCCCGGACCTGATCGAAGGTGTCCCCGACCAGCGCGATGTGCCGGGCCTCGCCTGCATCCGTGCGGGTCGGCCCTTCGGCCAGCGACCGCACCCATTCAGCGCCGGCACGGGTCTTGCCCGCCCCGCGCCCGCCAAGGATCACCCAGGCACGCCAACCGCCTTCGGGCGGGATCTGGTGCGGCATCGCCCAGAATGGAAACAGATAGCGCAGGGCGACCAGTTCCCCGTCATCGAGAGAATTCAGGAACGACAGCCGCTGCCTTGGTTTCGCGGATGCGATCAAGCGCGCGGCCGATTTCAGCGCGGAGACGGGCGTGGTGGTCAGCTCGGTCATCGGTCATGGTCCCGTTACGCTTGGCGAAATGTTCGTCCGTGATGATGGATTGGGCCTGGATTTTCTGGATCGACGCGACGACCCGCAGCACCGGCTCCAATTCGCCGGTGTCCAGATGCTGACAGGTGTCGATAAGCCGGGACGCGATATCGCCCAGGGTCTGAAAATCGCGCGTCAGGTCGTCTGTCGCCCGCCTGTCATGGCGCGGCGGTGCGTCGCTAGTGTCTTTGTCCGTCATGAAGTCGCCTGGCTGAAAAGTCCGCACAGACAAGCGTTCGGGGGTCGCCGGCACAGGCCCCCTTACGTCCAGCCACACCCACGGAATACGCCAAAAGGCGCGTTCCGTCAATTTTCAGGCATGCAAGAGCGGGCGTAAGGGTCGGAAAGGATTAACCTTATTGTCCGTCCTCAGACGCCTGCTCGGCCTCGATCCGGCGCCAGGCCGCGACGTTGCTGTTGTGATCGTCAAGGTTGGTCGCAAAAGCATGTCCGCCGGTGCCGTCCGCGACAAAGAAGACGTAGTCGGTGCCGTCGGGGTTCAAGGCCGCCTCGATCGACGCCTGTCCCGGATTGGCGATGGGGGTCGGCGGCAGCCCGTCGATGACATAGGTGTTCCAAGGCGTTTCGCCACGCAGTTCCGACTGACGCAATCCGCGGCCCAGCACGCCTTCGCCTTGCG